GTTGTAATGAGCAAAAGAATAGTCCAAATAGGGCCCATAATGCTCAAGCCAATTGTAAGTATTTTTAAAGTCAAAGAAGGGAGGTCCCATCGATTTAGTGCCATCCATTGAAAACACGGCCTCACTATGAGAAGCAACAGCAGTGTTAGCAATGTCAGGAGCCCAAAGCTCATTCATAAAATCGTACGAATACGACCATGCAAGATCTTCAGGAGCGTGCCGCTGAAGAGTATAATACTTATTTAAACTCTTGTATTCACCCTCTGGTGAATACTCAGCAACACCCCATTGAGAAGGGTCTTCCCAGCCAAATTCCTCAGCTGAAATTTGCCACTCAGGGTCCTTGACAAGACGGCGCTTTGGCATGAATCTATTTCGATTTACATTCCAAAGAGGTAAAAAGTTGTTTCCCATAATTTCTCTCGCGGTGTGTGAAACATGAACGGAACCGCTTTCAAAAAGGTCCTCCTCAGCTACTCCCCACCATTCAGGTGACAAGAGATTTATGCCGAGGAGTGGGAGCCCGCGTTTTTTGAATCGCGAACAACTGAGTCGATCAAACCAATACCGATGAAAGCATTAGTAGCCTTGCCTGAATAAGCGCCAATGTGCATGCCCAAAAGCTTACCGTCTGAGACAGCAAACAAGGGCGCACCCGACATACCTTCAACAGTTGGGCAATCATGCTCATCAGTAGAGATAATGCGGCCAAATTGAGCAACGACATCACCTTTATCACTCCTAGTCAATAGTTGAACCTCCTCACCAGCAACCGCACTACGCATAGGCAGTTTAGGAAGGGAAGCAACCGTCTTCGGGGGGTTAAAAGTTGCGATGTCCGCATCAATTTTAACTTGGTCAACCTTAAGCTGCATCTTAGCATCACCACGAACAGCAGTGAATTCCTGTGCAGCCTTCAAGTCAGGTTCCCAACCGGCATGCTTGACAGAAACCACAACAGATTCCGTCTGAAAACCAGCAGAGACTTTGGATCCACCTTTACGATCAGCGATAATCCTCAACACATTTGGATTGAAACGACCAGTATTCAAAACCTTACCTAGAAGAGCCTCCTTTTTGACGGGAGCATCCTTCTTTACGATTTCTTTAACAGGCAACACCTTTTCAGGTGATTTCTTAACAATCTTTATGTGACGAGGGCTATCAGGCTTAACTTCCGCTTTCGGAACTAGTGGACCCTGTTTATCCTTCTCCTCAGCCTCAAACTTCAACGGACTTTTCTGCGTCTTCTTAAAACAAGTCACACACAACTCATGGTGCGGCAAGTAAGTAGGCGTCTTACGACAATTCTTACAAAGTTTTTCAGCAGGAGGGTCACCCTTGATCTGAGCCGCGATCTCCTTAATGTGCGTAGCACAAAAATTGGACCCAGCCCAGGCAGGTTGGCGACACTTGGAGCAACCCACAGTCTTTTTCAGATCTGCCTCCTCAGAGACAGGGCGATAAGCCATTTCAGCTACACGCGCTTGAAGACTACGAACTTGCGCTTCCTGCATCTTTGCCAGACGATCAAGCTCCTTCATGTTTTCACGAATTTGCTCAAAAAACTGGCGTTGCTCATTAACGCGTTCATCTGCGACGGATTGCAAAACCGTTTTTATCTTAGCG